GGGTTACATTTAAAAAAGAAGGAATACACAAATTTCCTGCGGCACTTACAGATCCAACACTAGCAACAGGAGATGAGTATGATGTGTCCTTTTTAGGATATCCACACAGACACATATTTCATTTCAAAGTATGGATTGAAGTTTTCCATGACGACAGAGATATTGAATTTATACAGTTCAAAAGATGGTTAGAAAAACTGTATGCAGAAGAAACTCTTCAGTTAGATTACAAATCATGTGAAATGATGGCAGATGATCTAGCAGAACAAATCAAAACAAAATATCCTAAACGTACTATATGGATAGAAGTATCTGAAGATGGAGAGAACGGATGCTTTCAAACCTATGAAAATTGGGAAGGAATAATGGAAAATGAGTAAAGATCCATACACAATACCAAGCGACGTGAATCAAATTCACGATGACTTGAAAGAACTGTATGATTTTACATATCAATATAATATGTTTAATGACGTAGGCGGATTATACAAAAAAGGAACTGCTTGGGAAGTATTACAAGTGTTTAAAGAAACAGGAAAAGTAGATAAAAAATTACTTGCAAAGAAAAAGAAAATTAAAAAATGACCATTTACATTATAGATCTTGAACCAGTAGAAAGTAGATATACTGCACAATGGAAAAAGTTTATTCCACAAGAACTATCAAGATTGACAAATGATAAAGTTATCACTGTGTCCGGAGGAAATGTACCACAGACTACAACACCAGGTGCTTTCTTAAATTTTGCAGGAACCAATGTTTACAAAAGTCAACAATCTATAGATGTTGCTAAACTGTTTGCTGACAACAAAGTCAAAGCAGGAGATCATTTTGTGTACACAGACGCATGGAATCCAAGTATTATACAACTGCAATATATGAGACAACTGTTACAGGTTGATTGCAAAATACACGCACTATGGCACGCCGGATCATATGATCCACAAGACTTTTTAGGTAGACTAATACCAGACAAAAAATGGTCATACAGTTTTGAAACTGCTTTGTTCCATGCTATTGATCACAATTACTTTGCAACAGACTTTCATATAGATATGTTTACTAAAAATTTGTACTTAAGAAATGAGCCTGGCAAAATTGTAAGAACAGGATGGCCAATGGGGTACATGGACAGTTTATTGTCCAATTACAAAGGCATGGATAAAAAAGAAATGATTGTGTTTCCGCACAGATTGGCCCCAGAAAAGCAATTAGACATTTTTGAGGATTTGGCAAATCATTTACCAGAATATGAATGGGTAGTATGCCAAACAAAACAACTTACAAAAAATGAATATTACAATATACTAGGCGAATCTAAGATTGTGTTCAGTGCAAACTTGCAAGAGACACTTGGTATTTCTTGTTATGAAGGTGCATTGGTTGATTCAATTCCAATGGTGCCAGACAGATTAAGTTATAGTGAAATGTATATGGATGAATTCAAATATCCATCTGAATGGACTACCGACTTTAATGCATATAATCAACACAAAGAAAAAATTATTAACAAAATAAAATACTTTATGGAGAATCATTCAAAACTAGTGCCACACGTTCATAAACAGGCAAAAAGTTTACAGAAAAATTTCTTTACTGCAACGAATTTATATGCTACAATTAACACATAACGGCAATCCACTGCCTCAACATCGGAGAATACAATGAGTGTATCAGACATAATAAGAAAAAGACTTGCAGATGCAGGTGCGAGATATTGGGCAGGTGACAATATTTCAGAACATATTGAACCTGGCGAAAAAGAGCAACTAATAGACGAACTTCAAGTAAAGTTTCATTCAGTGTTAGAATCACTAGTGATTGATACTGACAATGATCCTAATTCAGCAGACACAGGAAGACGTCTTGCAAAAATGTATGTGAATGAAATAATGAGTGGCCGATATGATCCACGTCCTAAAGCAACTGCATTTCCAAATGATTCATTAGAAGCATATAAAGGAATGTTGGTAGTAAGATCAGAACTTAAAAGTATGTGTTCACATCATCACCAACCAGTAGCAGGTGTGGCATACATTGGCATAATTGCACATAAAAAACTAATAGGCTTATCCAAATACACAAGGATTGCCCAATGGTGTGCAAGACGTGGCACACTACAAGAAGAACTTGCTATGGTAATTGCAAAAGAAATAAAGAAGTCTACTGAATCTCAACACGTTGGTGTTTACATTCAAGCAACACATGGTTGTTGTGAGAACAGAGGCATCATGGCACATTCAAGTTTGACACAGACCACTGTGCTAGAAGGTGCATTCAAAGATGATCCAGCAACCAAGAAAGAGTTCATGGACAATATTAAATTGCAACAAGAATTTGCTCCTAGATGAGAATAAAACAAGAAATAAAATTAAACTACGAGGATGTTTTGTTGCAACCTAAACGATCTACTCTCACATCAAGAGCAGATGTTAAAATGACTAGGACTTTTAATTTTATTAACAGTGGCAAACAACTAGAATTTTGTCCTATATTTGCGTCCAATATGGATGGTGTAGGAACATTTTCAATGGCTAAGGTGTTACAAGATTATAAAATGATGACTGTAATAACAAAATCAACAAACATAGACACATGGCGTAAAGCAGTTGGTACAGGTGTACGATTACAAAGTGTGTCCGTGTGTACAGGGACAAATATAATGTGGGATCCAGACGCACCAGATTATAAAACAATGCAAGAAGTATTAATAAGTTTTCCTGATGTAAAATTTATTACCATAGATGTAGCAAACGCATATCATCAAAATTTTGTTGATTTTGTTAAACGTATAAGAGATGAATATCCAGACAAAATAATAATTGCTGGAAATGTTGTATCACCTGAAATGACTGAGGAATTAATAATTAATGGTGCAGATGTAGTAAAAATAGGAATAGGTCCTGGATCAGTATGCACCACAAGAACAATGGCTGGAGTCGGCATACCTCAATTTTCTGCCATTGTTGAATGTTCAGATGCCGCCAATGGAGTCGACGGGCATATTATGGCAGATGGTGGATGTGTTCATCCAGGAGATATAGCAAAAGCATTAGGTGGTGGTGCACATATGGTTATGATCGGAGGAATGTTAGCAGGCCATGATGAATCAGAGCAAGAGATAGTTGATGGCAATATAGAATTTTACGGGATGAGTTCAGATAGAGCAAGAGAAGTGCATGGCAAAAGAAAAGACGGATACCGAGGCAATGAAGGTAGATTAATATCATTACCATACAGGGGTCCTGTAAAAGAGACAGTAGAGGACATATTAGGCGGAGTAAGATCGTCAGCAACTTACATAGGAGCAAGACGTTTAAAAGATATGCCTAAGTGTGCAACATTTGTAAAAACTCATAACGCACAGAATAAAGTATATGAACAGTACACCAAATAAATTATACATTACACAAAAAGACATAGCATCTATGTTGGATACTATTGTGTCTAAAATGAAACTAGACAATTACGAACCTGAGGCTATTGTCGGTCTTAATCGTGGCGGTTTACAAATTGCGGTAATGTTAAGTCATTATTTTGATGTACCGTGTATTCCAGTAAAAGCAAGTTTGAGAGACCATGCGAGTTGGGATACATCTATACCAGGTGGAAAGTATCTTGTAATAGATGATATTTGCGATGAAGGCGGAACATTAGAAGGACTAGCAGAGGATTATGATCACGAAGAAGGTGTTGAAGTAAAATATGCCGTGTTACATTATAATACTCCAGCCAGTTTCCAACCAGATTACTGGGCAGAAGAGATAGATAAGAGCACTAATCCGTGTTGGATAGTATATCCATGGGAAGAATGGCACATGGACCAAGTAAGGAATAAAGTATGACAATGAAAGCAGGAAAAATTTGGGGACAAACAGAACTTATACACGCAAATGGTGTATTAGAGTTTCACCGAATCGAATACAAAAAAGGATTCAAATGTTCAGAACATGAACACAGATACAAATGGAATGGTTTTTACGTTGAATCAGGAAAAATGATTGTGCGAGTTTGGCAAGAAGATCAAGGACTAGTTGATGAAACAGTATTATTGCCAGGTGATTTCACACAGGTTAAGCCTGGTAAGATACACCAATTTGAGGGTGTTGAAGACGGTGTTGCATTTGAACTGTATTGGGCAGAGTTCAATCATGATGATATAGTACGCAGAACAGTTGGAACCAAAGTAAAATGATCCATGGCCGATTTAAATGATTGTGGATGGGAACTAGAAAATACTAATCATAAAAAACGGATTTTTGTATGCCATATGCCAGGCGGAGGTGGTGAAAAATTTGCATCATTG